ACTCCCGCTCGAACCCGCTCAACATGCCGCATAACCGCTTGCTGCGGTGCCTGAACTGGGTTCCCAAGCAAGCCGGATATTTGGAGCAGAGATGGGGATACAGCACCGTTTCCGTGGTGGGAACTGTGGTCGGCTCTACCACTGGCATTTTCCCGATCACGCTTTGGAATGGCACAAAATACATTCTGATATTTCAGACGCTTCCCCAGTGGCGCACCTTTACGATCACCACTCCCCCCAGTGAGATTGTTCCTACGATACGGGGGACACCGCTGGTCTCAACCACGGTCCCAGGAAATTCTTATTCGTTCAGCAATCGCTTTTATTACGGAGACGGTAGCAACCAGAAGTTCTTTGATGGCTCGACTTGGCGAGATAACGGGATAAGAGTTCCGACCACGGCGGAGGGCGCTTCGGTAACGGTTTCGGCGGGAGCGAATGACGCGAATGGGCTTCCGGTAGCAATCCTCTCTGGTTATCAGTTTTACGCGGCTTACTACAACCCAGTCTCAGGGCAGGTAGGTAACCGCATCTCTATCGGCTCCCGGCTCGCCAATACCGCCTCGACAGTTGATGTGAGCTTTACCGGGCTGCCGCAAATGTCGACCGTGGGCGGAAACAATTCGGCTGGGGATTCGGAGTGGGTGATCGTATTAGGTCGGACGGGAGACGGAGCCCAAGTCCCGTATGTATGCGTGGATTCAGGAAACAACTGGATCACCGTGCCTAACACAGCCACATCCTTCACCCTAACATCAGGGTCGATCGACGGCAACTTTGAACTGCCTACCCGAAACGGCGTCATCCCCACAGCGCAGACCATGTTCGCGGTCATCGGTGATTACATATATTCCTGTGACCCAGCCTCGCCCACAGTAAGGATTTCGGGAAGTGCACTGGACGCACGCAATGGGCGATTTATGGGAGTTCCGGAGCAATCGTGGGCTCCGGATGACATCGAGACTTTTCCAACCGCGCAACCCGTAAGCTGCTTAGCTGAAGTCGATCTTGAAGCCTTTGTTGCTACCCAAAGCGACTGCGCCATATTGACTGACCTTGCTGGAGTCAGAGCGTGGCGCGGCCCGTGGCCGGTTGGGTGTGCCGGAGCGAGAGCCAAGACTAAGACCCATCACGGATTCTTCTGGGTATCTGGCGACAAGGAACTCTGCACATTCGTTAACGGATTGCCGATGGTCATCTCGGAAGAATACGAAGCCGCGGAGCTTTCGCAGATCGGCGACCAGTATCTTTCTACAGTGGAGCTGCTGTACTTCCGGTCGGCAGCTCTTCATAAAGACGAGATTCGCATCGAGGGCCGGAAATCTGACGGGACACCGTACACCATAATCCATGACTTCAAGCTGACTGAGACCAGCAGCCCATACGGTATCAGCGAGTCCTCGAGTCCTTACGGGCAAGGTTACTCAGCGCAGTTTCTTGGGCAGCTTAGCGGCCCGTTCACCTCGGCAGTCGTAAGGGACGTTAACGGCAAGATGCAGGTTTGGGCGATGCCCACAGGAAATAGCAACGGAGTTTTGACCTCACTGTACCAGCACTATTCGGGAGCAGACGACGCACATAATCAGTTCACTTCGGACGCAATCTCGCTGGTCAATCCTGGACCTGAGAGGCCTTCTGTGCAGTTCGTTGATTGGTACGGAGACCCGAACGTAGACATTGCCATCGGCAAGACACTGAAGACGGATTTAGGAACTGACAACTTTGCATTTGAGGAACTTACCCCGAGCGACAATCCTGGAATCGTGGTCTCTGGATACGAAGATGATTTCAGGTTCCGCGCGACTATCGACCGCCCGGAGCTTCACCACACTTATTTCCGCATACGCTTAACCTCGCACTCTGGGGATGGAAGTTTGGCGCTTAACTCTCCTCCGCACGTCCCCCTGGAAAGCTACGGCAGAGTGTATGCGCTCTTACCGATCATCGGAGATTCCAGAGGCGCATGAGGTTCACCGGGAAGTGGCCGTCGAAAGGACAGACGGCGCTTGATAGAAACAAAGAGCGCCAGGTCGCGCTCGATTTTCTCAGAAACCGGGGAACCGCCAAACTTCCCCAAGCGCCGCGAGACATCATCGTCCAGTCAGGGTCAAGAGGAGTTCTGTTGACCTGGAACCTTCCTCAGGTGTTCTTCGACATCATCGGATGGCGGGTTTACAAGAACGACGAAAATACCTTGTTCCATGAATTGAGGGATCGAGGCAACCGGCAATTGTTCGTGGAGTGCACGTCAGGAACAACTCCTCCCACGACCAATTTCTTTGTGTCCTCGATCAATGCGCTGGGGCGGGAGTCGAGAAAAGTGCAGGCCCAGGGCAAAGCCACTGCCGAGACGGGAGCGCCCAGCATCCCTTCGACTCCTCCGGAGTACACCAAGACCGCATCGGGCGGCTCAGACCGCAGCAACTATTACGGCAGAATCAACAACTCCAAGCTGACATTCTGATGAGTACACGGATCTATCCAATCGATTTTTTGGGAAACGGAGCGATGCTGACTCCGCTTGACCCAGAGTTACATGATGCCGCGGTAGATTTCTGCCGGCGGGAGCTGGTTGAAGACATCAATTTATCCCATCTGGCTAAGGTCTGGATCGCAAAGAACGGCGCTGATGTTCTGGGGATCATGGGCTATGTCCTCAAGCCGGACGTTCCGGTGTTTCGCGCCATCGACCCCTTGGCACTGAGACTCTTGGCGCAACGCTATAACAACTTCCTCGCGGACAACGGAGCACGGGGAAAAGAGACTTTCATCCACATCGCAAGACGAGAGAAGCCGGAGCAGCGATGCCCGGACTGGAACGTGGTGTTACGCGAGTGGGGAGCAAAATCGGCCGACAGGGTTTCGGTCACGGTGAGGTAGAGATATGGGCGGCGGTCCAACTTCAGCTCAAAATAATGCAGCCAACGCGCAAGCGAATCTTACGAACCAACTTTCCGGGACCTACGGCCGGCAAGAGCAGTTCTTGGAGAACCAGCAGAACAAGGTAAACCCGTTCTATACCTCGCGCATGAACAATGGGCTGCCGTACTTCAATCAACTCACCGACGCCAGTTCGGGGCTTGTGGCGCGAAGTTTTGCGCCAGCTCGCCAGCAGCTACTTCAACGTCTGGGAACGCAACAAGGCTTGCCATCCGGATTCCGCAATCAGGCGCTCACCGACCTTGATTCTCAGCAGGCCAGAGCATTTGACGACCAGCTTATGCAAGGACTCCAGGCACAGGAGTCGGCAAAGCAGGGCGGAGCTGCGGGGCTTATGGGTCAGGCGCAGATCGCCAACCCCACGGCTTACTCCGGGCAGGCCATCGGCGGAAACGCTTCCATCATGAATGCGCCTTTGCAAAAACCTGGGATTGGCGGCTTACTCGGCGGCGTGGCTGGCGGACTGGCCAGCGCGATTCCTTTCTAGGAGAACGATCATGGGACAAGCACTAGGAAAGTTAGACCCCAGCGCGACGAACGATATGCTGGGTGGCCAAGCGGTCGCTACGGGAACGCCGGGAGCAAAGACGGTCGCCGACCCAAACCAAGGATTGACCCAAGGGCAGATGTTCGCCCGCAAAGCGCTGTCCAATAGCCTCTCTGGACTCGGACAAGGGCTCCAGCAGCAGGGCAACGCCCAAAGCCAAGGCTTTCAGCCGCCGATCAATACCCCACAGGCGCCGATGGTCGATCCGAGGTATTTCGGGGTGCAAGGCCCCAAGAACCCGTTTTATGGAGGCTAGATGAGCAGCCCACAGATAACCCCTAACCCTACCCAACTTGTTCCGTTCTTTCTTCGAGCTTTGGGCGGCCAGAATATGCCCCAAGGGGACGCTCAAAGCCCATTAGCGCCTTCGCCGGGTGTTCTCCCCCCACCCCAAGCGCAGCAGGCCACAGCGCAGCCACAGGGCGCGACGGCAATGCCTGAGAGTGCGCCATCTCAACCGCAAGTCGCTCCCGCGCCTCCACCTCAGACCAAAGCCCATAAACTGATGCAAATCCTTATGGGAGGACTCCAGGGAGCCATCGCGGGACAGGCGGCCAGCGCTGAGTCTTACGCGCGCACAGGAAGGAATGGCGGGTTTGGAGTAGGACTTGAAGCTGGCTACCAAGCTCCCTATCAACTGCCGTTTTTACGAAAGTATCAGCAGGCTCAGCTTGAGGCGCAGCAGGCGGAGACGGAGCAGAAAAAAGCCATCACGCAGCGCATGCAGAACAGCACTGCCGTAACTCTGCCAAACGGCGGCCAGATGATGGTTCCGAACGACCAATTGCCGAAGATTTTACAGGCGCAGATCGGCGCAGGGGCAAGAACTCAGGCTGCCGAGATTGGCGCAGGGGGAAGGATTGGAGCCGCCCAGGTACAAGCCGGTAAGCCGGTCGTCGTCCCCGGACGAGGACTTTTCCAGAAAGACGAAAACGGCCAGTATCAGCCGGTGCAGGGCGCCGAAGTCCCCCAAGTCTTGATGACCGCGGAGGAAGCGCAAGCTATCGGACATCCCGAGCTCGCCAACCAAGAAATTGATATGGGGAGATACTCTCAACTATTGAGAGGAACGGCGGCGCAGACGGTACCAGTGCAAGGTACCGCTGGTCCAACCCTCGTCAACAAAATAAGCGGCAAGAAAACTCCGCTGGGACTCGGTGCGCCTGCAATGGGCGGAGTGGTGCAAGTAGCCGACCCAAATAACCCAGGCAATGTCACATACGCGACTAAATCCCAGGCGGTAAGCAGCGGGGCGCAGAGTCCGCAGTCTGCAACCACGCAAGCTGCCAAGGCGACTTTGAAATCGGCCACATCGGGCAAGATGGGTGACGAAATAAACGCCTACAAGACTGCGCTTGCGCATGCCGACTTACTGGATAAAGTCTCAGCAGCCCTACAGAACAATGACACGCGAGCCTTGAACACTTTGAAGAACCAATGGAAGTCGCAGTTCGGTTCCTCCAATTTGAACGACTTCAGCGTGGTTGCGAATGCCTACAGCCGCGAAGTAACGAAGATGCTCTCTGGCGGACACCTCACCGATTCTGAAATCTCTCAGCAGGGAGCAACCTTGCCGAACAACGCAAATCTTGCAACCTTACGCTCAGCGATCGCGAACTATAAGCAACTCGCCAATAGCAAGATGCAAGTCACCCAGCAGCGAATCCAGCAGGGGCTCAAAGGGCAGCCAAATCTGCCACAAGCTGGAGCTAATGATCCTCTCGCCATCCGATGAGCACTCAGCCTATTCCTCAGCCGCAGACATCGACTTTGGCGCAAGCAATACGCTCAAAGTATCCAGGTTCTTACGATGACCTTAGCGATTCCGATCTTGAGGAAAAGATTCTGGCGAAATATCCGCAGTATTCGGATATGCCGAGAAGCGCTCCCAACGCCGGACTTGCCCCAGGGTCGCCTGCGCCAAAAGTTGACATGGAAACATCTCTCGCTGGGGATATACCAGGTCTTCTTAATGGTCTGGCAAAACCAACGGTAAGTGCGTTGTCAAATCCCGTGATGCCTGGAAACGTATCTGTCCCCCAAGCCCAGAGCGCGCAGCCCTTTAATTTTATGGGAGCTGTAAAGAGAATGTCTTTGGGGAATGCCGCAAGCTCTACTCTCCAAGAAGCAAAATCCTTGAATCCCGTAGTTACAGGCCAAGGAGCGGAAGGACTCGGGCAGACAATCGGCAACTTCATTATGCTGGCTTCGGGCTTGCGGAAAGCGGCCCCAAGCGTAGCCGCTATGGATGTCGGCCCAAAGGCTGCTGCTGTTGGTAAAGTTGCTGCCCAGGATGCTTTTTCGCGTATTCCTGTTATAGGGCGGGCGGTTCGTCGGCCATCAGTAAGTGATTATGTTGAAGCTGCTCAGACACAGAGACCGCCAGTCTATCCCGGTGCACCGCTTCCGAAGTATCCCGACGCTGTTGAAGGAGAGTATGTCGAATCGCCGGCTGAATCTGAAAAGCCCCAGCCTCCGGTAGCCCAATCGTCTGAACTTCCGTGGAACTCTTATGGGCGCAGCTTGCAGTCTGGACCAAAGCCTGCGCGCCCGGCGTTCCAGATCGCGCAGAAAGCCTCTCCTACTCAGTTGCCGGAAACTAATCCACTTCCGCTCCAAGATGAAGGCCCAGCTCAAATCATCGGCACGCAGCAAGCCGAGCCTTCGCAGATTCCCGACATTCCAATTCTGAAGCGCTACCAGCAGCCAATACCTACAGGGCTTCCTGACCAGCTCGAGGACCAAGCGATCGTCCAACGAAACAGGGAAGATTTAGATGCTCAAGAAAGAGCTGGATTAAAAGCTGAGCGAGAGCCTTTCGATGAAGCGCTAGCGTGGATTGACAAGTCTAAGAGACAAGCTCAGGCGGAGTACGCAGCTCAGCAGGCATACGAAAAAACGATGAATCCGCCAGTTAAATTCACTCGTACCGTTACCCCTAAGCCCAAGGTAACGAATCAATTTACTTCAACGCAGGATCTAGCTGATGCGCTCAGGCGTTCGATTGATATGGTGCGTTCGACAAGGGCGGGTAAGTGACTTCTCTGCCTTGTTTACGATTCCCCAAGGCTGATGACAGTAGCAGTCGCAGAGCGAGGCATTGAATTGCTCTGTGCATCCGCATTGCTCGCACACAATGACTTCATCTTTATTCATTCGTTTGATTGATAAAGCGAATAACAGGTAGGGGTGTTGGTTGGAAGTTCCGAGCCGTCTTTTTGCTTAATCACCCAGTCCCAAGTTCTACAAAGGCGCCCCGTTTTTGTGTCTAGCGCATATCCGCCAATAGGCCAGCCGACCACTGATGGGGACGGGTTTATAGTCTCAAACCTTCTTTCTTTAGGCGAATATGGAACGGGAGCCGGTGCGGCGGCTGCTGTGGTTGGTTGGTAGTCAGAACAGCCGAATCCGGTAATGGCAATGAAGCCGAGCGCAAAGAGTGCAAGGTATTTCATCGTTTTCTCCTAGGCTTATGACTGACCAAATTCTGTGCGCAATGCGTGCGAGCGCCGAGCGAGTTGCTCTAGCTCGTCTTGCATTTTTAGAAATCTCTGAGAGCCAGTTCCAACGCTATAACGTTCCCGATTCCCCGGATCGGAAAGCACGGCTTCTTGAAGCCGCAGAACTTCGCCAAAGATTTCAACTGAGCGCTGAGCAGTCTCGTCAATTAGCGCCACAAGTTCTCTTTCCTGAGCCTCAGTCAAGCTCATAGCCACCCAATTCAACTACCCGGCTTACCCCCTGTCAACGCCTAAAAAGTAGGTGCATTCCTATGGGCCAAACCCCAGCTAAGTTCTTTCCTTGGCCGACGCCGTTCGGTCAGTCCCCGGATTCCAACGTGGTCTCGCAAGCCCAGGCTCCGCCACAAGCTCCCTTGAATAACTTCCTGCCCCTGAATCCCCCGGAGCCAGCCGCGGCGCTCAAACCTCCGGCAAGACCGGGCGGAGGATCGCTAGGTATCGGAAGGGTTCAGCCACGAAGAACCGGCGCGGACGGAATGCTGAGATACGAATGAAAAAACTCCTAACAATCTTCTTCCTATTCTGCTCTCCGTCATTCGCGACTACCACGGTCACAGGTGTGCTCAAGACCTTGGGTACGACGAATTCCACTGGAGGGTTCGTCCGTTTCTGGCTCAGAGGTTGCGCTGGAAACCAGCCACGCGTAGCAGGAACCGGAATCATTGCGCCGTCGCAGGGCGGAGTCTTCTACTTTGATTTTCCGACCAGCTCCTCGGGTCTGGTTTCAGGAACGCTCTACTCCACAAGAGACGTTACAGGAACAACTAACGGGGAAATTGAGTGCGGAGGATCGCTTACCGCGGTCTGGTACGGGATGCAAGTCTTCTCTGGCGGCAAGGGCGGACCCGAGACGCCGATCGCAGCGAACAATACTGCAACCATCGATGTGTCCAACGTTACCCCGATCACAACCACACCCGTAGTTCCCTCGCCCACGGGAGACAACACCTATCTGCGCCTGGATGGTGGAAATTCTCCAGTTACGGGCCCGGTGAGCTTCATGTCAACGCAAACCACTTCCGGACTTGCGACCTTCAATGGAGGTGCCACATTCACTGGGCTGGTCACAATACCAGAGCACAGTAAAGGGTTCCTCAATGTGCTGACGGATGGGGGGGCTATAGGTGCAGGCGCGGGATGTGTATATCCGGGTACTGGCAACTTCGTCGGCACCGGGTGCAACGACGACGGGCCAGCTATCCAAGCATTAATCAATGCCAATCCCGGCCGACACATCATTTTACCGAAGTTGATCGCGCCACTGTTCGGCGGAGGTCAAGAAGGCTCCGTTATAGGTTGCGATTATGTCTCCTCTGTGCCTTTAATCCTTTCGGGCAATGGGATGACGCTTGAAGGTGACATTACCGGCAAGCCGTGGAATAGCAAAGTCTCAGTCTGTTTTCTGCCGCTGGTTTCTGGTCAGAACGAATTTGTTGACCCGTCGAATTGCACGGGCTGCGGATTCAAGAATCTGTATGCCTTCGGCCCTTACGCTAATGAGTATGGCGGTAACGCCTCGATCATCGGATTGGGCGACACTTCCCATGCAGGCAGCGGCTTCTATATCAGTGGCGGCCATCCCATACTTGAGAACGTAGCGGCATCCTCTTCAGGACAGAGCGGGGTCACGCTAAACGGCACGAACTTAGTCCAAGGCGGTGTTGCAGGCCAACCGGACTTCGCCAGCTTCTTTAACATCATGACCAACGCCAACGCAGGCTTTGGCGAGATGATTTTTGGGCAAGGCAACGGACAGCCGTGCGGAGATGCTAACGCCGGGATGATGCTGGGTGAGCAGAGTTACAGCAATCAGATGGGCGGTATCGAAGAACTTTCTTGTCTTGGCAATACTCACAATTTTGGCTCGCACAATGACGCTCATAACTCCATTCCGCCAGGGGGCCCTGGAAACGGCGGAAATTCCGGTATGGGCCAAAAGTGCGGAACCTTGGCACGAGGGTCTAACACAGCGACTTGTACGACCGATATACCTACTGAGTTGGGAACGGTAGGACGCACAATCATTGTAAGCGGTTCCACGGCAGTCACCAATTCATTCAACGGCATATTCACTCTGACCAGCATAGACAACGGAGCAGCGGTGAATATTACAAGCACAACCGTGACTTCTAACGTGCTCACTGTAGTCTTCGCATCTGGCACGTTCGTTGGCGGAGAGGTGATTACATTCGCGGGGTTGACCACAAAGACCTATCTCAACCAATGCGTTGAAACTATTGTGACTATGAGCGGCTCGACTGCGACCTTTAACCTACCAAGCTCCGGAGGTTGCAGCAGCGCTAATTACGGAGTCACTGCGGATACGGGAACCGGAACATCATCTCCTAGCAAAAGCTGGTCACAGACCGGCGCTAATGAGACCGCAACGGTCGGCGGAGGCACGGGCGACGCCTTTATAGTGTCCAGCATATCGTGCGCCAGTGATGTCTGCTCAGGCGTTAGTGGAAGCGGCGGGGCGGGAGTTACCGCTAACACATTCAAGGCCAATGTGCCAGCGTGTTTCACTGCTACCAGCACAGGATTAGATGGCAAGTGCTTCATGCTCACCACGGCGGACACTAGTGCGCCTTGGACGCACTTCACTTTTCCCTGCGTAAATTGCAGTTACAGCTTCTCTACTACTGGGGACGTTTACGTCGGCGGGTCATGGGACGTGTTCGCTTCCGTCAACCGTCTTGTAACGGATGCAGTATGCACTTCGGGAAGCAATATACTTACCTCCAATACTGCACTATGGTCTGCTCCAGCTAATGTCGGAAAGAGCATCACAGTGAAAGGTTGCGGAGCGGCTGGCGGGTATCTGACGACAACCATTTCGTCTCTCAACAATCCCTATGAGATTGTAATGGGAGCTAATGCCTCGACTTCGCAACCCAGCGGAACTAGCGCACAGTGGGATGGCGGTTTCACTGTCGGTTCCATCATCGCGAACCGAGCGGGATCAGCACGCAACATTTGGCTAAACGCATACACCGAAATCACTAGCTCGCCGGTGATCGCTGATGCAGAGAATGCGTTTATCGGTGACCAACAAGCGGCGATGGATTTTGTGACGCCGACTTCCCTGCCGTTCGTGCTGGGACTCGGAAGCGGCGTGACGCAGATCGCGCAAGGCATCAACTGGAAGTCACCAAAAGATACGAACGTAGCGCGCTGGAGCTTTCAGCCGGGCTTGACCGCTGACCAAGCGTGGCAGTTCAATCTTCTCGACCATCTCGGCAATACGAAGATGGGTTTGTTTTTCGGGTTAGGTGGCACGGCGGTTTACGGCCTCTCCCCACCGGGAGATGCCACGCATGCTGCGATAATTGCAGATACCTTCGATAACTCGCTGGTATTGCGCGGCCCCGCTACCGTTGCCGTTCCGACGCCTGGCCCTGTAGAGCTTGGCAAAGGAAACAGCCAAGATGTGATCTTGAACTACGGGCAGGGGGGCAACCCGAACACGGCCTCGGCAAAAGTAACGACGCTCGGCAAGATCCAGAGCTTGCGGACTGATGCCGGCACCTGGTTCATGGGCGACGGTTCAAGCGTTTGCCCGGCATGGTATGGACCGGGGACGGGCGCAAGCGTCCAGCTCGGCTTCGTGGCGAATTGCAACAATGACCCCGCTAGCTTCCTTTATAGCTGGCCACAATCTGGACCTGCTACCTCGGCTATGCCTTATGAGGCGACGGGAACAGCGGCAAGTCTTACTGGTACAGGAGCGTGTGCAACTATCACAACACAGCATGGCGGTTCGTGGGCCGGAGATGCCAAGTGTACGGGGACGACTGGCGCGTCCACGATTACCATAACGCCCGGTGTAACGGCACTTAATGGGTGGGTGTGCTACGTACAAGACGAGACTACACGGGCAAACCTATTTCAGCAGACATCACACAGCACGACTTCCTGCACGTTGACCATAACTTCTGTGACCCAGAATGATGTGTTCGTGTTCTCAGCCGTAGCCTACTAGCTTGAAGAGCATTATCTGCTTCCTACTCTTCTTCCAACTGGCCCCTGATTACAAAGTGATTCTGGGAATGGTTCTCCTATTAGCTCTAGTTGTGATTTGGGGAATTCTGGACGATAAGCGATGAACTGGGACATGGTAGCTGCGTTGGCCGCTGTCTCTGGCGTAGTCATCAGCGGAGCGACGGCGATTTATTTCTACGGGCGGATGAGCAAAGGGCAGGAGATTCTCGCCCAGCTCGTCGCAAAGCACGATGAGCGACTCGACCGACACGAAGAAAAATTGCAAGACCACGGAGAAAAGCTGGCTTCGCTCGGCGCGCGCATTTGAGAATCTTCCTTCAGCGTGACGTAGACGATGGCATCTGCACACTAGGCCGCTTCTGCATCAACAATTCCTTTTTCTGCTACACCCTGGAATTACCCATCGGCTCAGGGATGCGAGGTCAAGCCATCCCAGCGGGAACTTACGACTTAGGAATCTACTTCTCGGAAGATTTCAAACGGCTGATGCCCTATCTGCTGAACGTGCCGGGGCGCAGCGGAATCATGATCCATCCCGGCAACTGGGTAGCGAATACCAAGGGCTGCATTCTGGTCGGAGAAATCCAATCGAAGGACGCCATCCTCGAATCACGCGATGCCTTCGACAAATTCTTTCCGCAACTGCAAGACGAATTAGACAAAGGGAATCCCTCGACCATCACGGTCATTAATCCACTTCCAACATTGGAGACAGTATGAAATTTCTATTCACCAAATCTTTCTGGGCAAAAGCTCTGGGCTGGGCCGGGGCTGCACTGTCGCTCTACGGCGGCGCGAATGCCTCAAGCAAATATGGCGCTCTGGCTCTCGCCGCTGCCCCGATTCTTAGTGGCTGGGGAATCCATCTCGCTTCGCAGACTTCTCAGGCTGTAGCCACAAAGTAGCTACAACGTGACCGCTTACACACTCGGCTGGCTGCTCTGGCTTCTTTGGTTTGGAGTGGAGGAGTTCTTAGCTTTGAAATTACATAGAGGTCAGGGAATGACTTTGAGTGAGCACGTATGGGCTTGGTTCGCGATCGGAAATCAGGGAAGGTTCTGGCGGTTGCGCCGCTTCGCTCTACTCAGCTTCTTGGCTTGGCTCTGCGCTCACTTCTTGACGGGCGGAAGATTCTAATTTGCTAACTCGACTCGCAAGTTTCTGGATGTCATTGGAGAGCACTGCAACGCAGATGACCAAAGCGATTGCAACAATGATTGTCATGCTTCTTCCCTTACTCTCCGGCTGCGCCTCTCACAAGCCTGTAACCTCCGAAGCTCACGAGTTCGTCACCCCATCCTGCATCGAACATATCACCTTCTTAGGAAGCTGTGAGCCCGTGCCAAATTCTACAAGCGAATGCACGGTGAAATCTCTCATCAAGTACCACTGCGTCTCGGTAAAACCGCAAGACAACTCCGCTTTAGACTCCCACCAGATCCCGGTTAGCATTCAAAAGTAAAAAGCCTTTTCTTCTACGCCTTTTCGCTTCGGGCGTTTGTAACCGGGGGCCCTGCCCGGCCATCTTTCTCGACGTTTTGAATCTCGTGAAAATCTAGAAACTTCGCTTTGCGCCTCCCGAACTCGCGCAGATGGTCGCGTGATTGTGCCAGCATTCCAACGACATCGTACTCGGCAAAGCACACCGTTACCCTCTTCGGCCTGCCCTTGCCAAACCAGGGTCGCGTCCAAACCTCATAATCCACGGCGAAGTACCGGAGCTTGCGCGGCTCACTTGCCATGATCGGCCTCCCCGGAAGCAAGCTGGCGAACCGCAGCTAGTCCGCAGTTGCACGTCTTCGCATCGCTTTCCCGCCACGCCGAAAACCCCGACCCGCATCCGTACTTGTGCTGCATAAACGGGGTGCACTCTTCTACTACTTGGGAGCGGATAAGAGAGGCGAAATCGGCCATCGCTTCGCACACTTCGTCTTGAATTTCTCCTCCAACGAATCGCCCGACCGACTGTGTGCCGCGCGCTATGTTCGTCTTGCGACTTGTGTGTGAATAGTTTGCGAACCTTATAGCCCCGCTAGGGGCGAAGCCAATTTGTGTTTTCGGCAGCAACAGCAATCGTGATGGTCGCGCATCTTGGCGAATGGTGTCTCTGCCGTGTGCCGTGCGACGAGTTGCAGATTTAAGAGCGCCTGTTCTTCTGTCGGCGCACAAGTTAGCAAGCTATTTAATTCCGCGATGTACTGCCCTGTCTCTTCGTCGTGCCAAACATTCACGCCTACAAACCCGTTCTGGCGAATCGGTAACCCGCATATCACGCACGTTCCAGTTCCAGTGATTGGTCGCGTCATCGAACACTTACAGGTGGGCGCGGCTTGGCCTAGTGGGGCGCTGGTAGCATTCGCTATGACTTCATCAATCATGTTCTGCGGCTCCGCGCTGGCTAGAATTCCAAGAGCTTTTGGCGCAGCGTCCGCACACCGACTTCTCGCTATTCGGTAGCGTAGGCAAATGTCGCAAATCTCATCGTAGTCTTGGCTCACTTGCTCTCTCCTTCTGGGTCTCTCAACTCTTCGTAAGATGGCATCCAGCAAATCTCGCGTCGGTGTGTTGGACATTCTCGGTTCGGGCATCGCCACACATAGCCACGCCACTGCGATACGCTTACCAATCGAAGCTGCACATCCTTGCCGAACACGAGTTTGCACCATTCACACACGGCTGGGCTTCCTAAGCTCGGTCATTTCGTGCTCCGCTTCCCACTTCGTACCGTGTTTTGCTTTCGAGCGGGTGTTTGTCGGTTCGGTTTCGGCTGGGGCGCGACCACGACCCGCCCGTAGTGTTTCCGACCATACGCCAGTTCGCAGCTCGCAGACTCGTACCTGATTCGCTGCTGAGGATGTAGGTCACGAGTCGCAGGTAGCCCATCTCGCGGCAGATGCGCCACGCAGCAGAGTAGAGCTTGGAGCAGGCGTTCTTCGTACCGTTGGTCGCTAGGCGCACGACCTCAGCCGTCAAGCCATCTTGCATCATTCGCGCTACTGGACGGCCAACGATGGCGATTCCGCACGTTCTTGACCCGTCCTCGCAAGCGATAGCGAACAGCGCGCCCACTACCGGCTTGTGGTGACGATGCCACTCCGCCACAAACTTGTTAGCAGCCTTAATCGTCATCGGAACGATGCGCAACGCATGGCTCATGGCTTCCCTCGGCGGCTCAACTCAGCATAAGAAGCTGACTCCAGTTGCTTATCGACCTAGTCAGCGGTGTGCTGGAATTGCAAGTCAGCATTGCGGTGCCACTGCTGCATAAGGGTGTAGAGTTCTTGTCGCTGCTCGGTTGTTAGTTTCATCGCCCACCCTTTCTATTCGCGGCTTGCCATTCTTTGCGGTCACGAAATCCCCGCATCTGTACTCGGCCTCGATAGATACGGAAATCCATGTGATGAATCAGGCCACAGTCACAACAGGCCATGCGGTAACCTCTGCGAATCGGCTGCACCCACTCGCCAGTCTTGACCTGCTTCAGCTTCATTTTGTCCCCTCGGCGGCGGTCAGCTAAATCTTTTTCTCTACACATCTCTCTTCCTCCGGCAGTAAGGGTGATTGGGTCCCAAGCCCAGAAAGCGAAGCGTCGGCGTGAGTGACTATTCTTCTTCCGATCCACTCCGCGATTTGGGGGACGATACTGTTACCGAGGGCTTTGATTCGAGGGATGTCCATCCGATTTCGTATCCCATCAACCACTCGACCCAATTCGGGTTCAATGTCCCACCAGCGATGATTACCAGCGGCTCCGTTCCTAGTGCGTTCGGCTGACGTTGCGCGCCCTTGTATGTCCGCGAATCTCGCGCTATGGGCGTCGGCCACATCCGCCAGGATTCCGGCCTTCCCTCGTATCTGCCCACTGTTGCGGCTTGCGCCAGCGTGACGCTGTGTTTGCAGCCAGGTTTCTGCTGACTGTCCTTCAAGTTGCCCGTGTACACATCGCTGGCCGTTGGGGTAGGCCACGCAGAACAGCCGATCACGGAGGTGAGGGGCACCAAAGGCGGCCGCCGGAAGGCTATCCCATTCCGCGTCGTACCCGATCTCGGCCAGGTCGCCGAGTACTCGGCCAATATCCCCGTCAAGCAGAGCTGCGACGTTCTCCACGAACGCGTACTTTGGTCGTAGCAAGCGAATGAGTCTGGCGAACTCTCGCCACAGTCCGCTGCGGATTCCGAGGTCAATGCCGAGTCCTTCGCCGGCAACGCTGATGTCCTGACAGGGGAATCCGCCAGAAAGGATGTCACATCGGAAATTCTCAAGGTCTGAGGCCAATGTTTTTTCAGCACCTTTCCGCAAAATTCGTCCTTCTCAACTTGGAACACGGTGCGGATTCCTGCTCGTTCAAACCCCAAATCCACGCCGCCAATCCCTGTAAACAAGCTGCCATGTGTCAGCACTCTTTCCTCACGCCCATGCTGGGTTTTTCGGGTTTGGGACCCGCGCTGAATCCTCCCGAAGTAAAAGCTCTCTCATGTAAAAATCTGGGACTCTCAGCTTTCATTTGGTTCTCTCAAGCATTGCCATCATCTCTTCTCGGAAATCTGGCAATGGTCTGCCTTCGCGATCCGCGTCCTCAAACTTGTCGATGATGTCCAAGATTCCGAGCGAGATTTCCTTCTTCCAGTCTGGCCCGTTGGCCAGTTCACCTTTTGCATATTGGCGCTCTATTAAGTCGGCGAATCCGGCGCACATCGCTTCCCGGTCAGCCTCATGGCACAGGAATGGAATCGCCGTATCGGCGCAGAGCTTGGCCTTGATGAGCGTTACCTTGCTTCGGTTCGGCCCAGTTCCCGGCCTGAAGGCGCAGGTCGCACACTTGTCGCGCATCCTAATCTCAACAGTATCCGGCGTTTCAAACTGGTCTGGCCTTTCCTCTTCCGGCATAGCCGCCTCTACTTCGGGACTCTCAGGCATCTAAGCTCTCTCCCCCGGAAATCTTTTTCTTTGTTGCATCCTCGCTTCGAGATAGGCTGTAAGTGGGTCCCTTACCCAAATACACCCTGAATCGTGTTTAGCGTTTTTCAATGCTCGACAAGAATAGGCAGCCGTTCTCCGAGGCGATGCTCGTGTAGCAAAAATAGTCGTTGTAGGTAACGCGCACCTCGTACTGATTGTCGAGTGCGTCCTGAACCTTGCGGCGCAAGCCTTCATCGTTGATGGTGAATTCCAGAGGCTTCGTGCTGAACCCGCCGCTCCCATTTGACATTCCGCCGCGTATCAATTCGCCTTCCCAGGTCTTGACGAAAAAGCCCTGCTGCGCCAGCTTGATAACCGTGCCCACTTTTTCGCCCTGATTCACAATTCGCCCGGAGCATCCGGTCAACGCGAGTGCGGCAGTCACAACAACTAATGTCTTCATGTTTTCGTCTCCTGCGGCGATGCCGCGCGTTATGGGTCCGGGACCCGCTAAGTGTTTACCGCTGGCTAAACTGCGGCATAGAAAAGCACTTTCACTGGCCTGCTCCTTGAGGGTGCTCGGTAAGACTTAGGAACTTGGAGCCTGGGGTGTTTTGCTTTTGCAGGGCTTCCAGAACTATTTCACACATAGCGAATAGAACTTCATCGGAAGCCGCCGCCCACGCCGCCCTCGCCGCCGCCTCCGCCCACCCCGCCCTCGCCGCCCTCGCCGCCCACGCCGCCGCCGCCGCCGCCGCCGCCGCCGCCGCCGCCCTCGCCGCCGCCCTCGCCGCCGCCGCCGCCTTTTCAGTGCCTTCTTTTTCGCAGGTAAGGGCTGCGGCTTTTAGTGCTTCCGCGTGTGAGGGGACGGCTTTCGCTGCTGCGTACAGAGCTAATTGCAGGATTCTGCGAATGGTCTGTTCTGCTACATAGACCGCAAAGGCTTTTTCGTCCAATATTCCCGCCGTGCCAAGCTGGGCGATTGCCAGTTTTCTCAAGCCCTTGGTTCTTGCGGCATTGCTTGACCAATGGGCATCGTTCAGAGCGATCTTGATGCGCCTTACCGAGTCGGCTACACAGATCTCTGGATTGTCACCGTGAGGCAAGCCCAGCGCGTAGCACACGGCTGCCTCCACGCACATCTCGCCCGGCTTCGGCTGGCCCATTCCTGAAACCAACCCAGCATCCACAACTTCTAAAACTTTTCCCGCTAGTTCTTTTGTGATTTCCATATCTAGGCTCCTTGAGGGTGCGCCCCAAACTTCCCTTTTTTCGTTTCTACTTCGTGACATCCCAAGCACAGCGTCATCAGATTTTCCAACTTGTCTGATCCCTCTCGGCTCCTAGGAATTCGGTGATGCTTGTCCCACAAGCCCTTTGGGTATCTCCTCGCCCATACCCCTAGCTCGGAGCGCCAGGAATCGAATGTGAGAGGCTTTAGCGTAAGCCCTATACCCAGAGCCAATCGAATTGCCACCAAATCTTGGCCCAGCGGTTTCAAGCCAAATTCGGGATGCCGTAATCTTTCAGCCTGATTCGACCTCGCCCATTCCTTACTCGCTCCCCTGGGTTGGCCGGCAATAGAAAACGCCTTCATCAACCCTGACAAGTGCAGCGGTACACAGGCAATCTCATCCCACTGGCTCTCGATGTACTGCAACGCAACTTTTAGCGCCACACAATCCAGGCCACACAGCGCACACACCCCCAGATCGCGAGCGTAGATTTCGCGGTAAAGCGAAGATTGCCGGTCAATCTCCTCTGCCGGTTTCATCTGAAGGACGTTCATCGCTTCGGTGCCTTGGGATACGAATACATTTGCTGATACAGCCGCTCATTGAATCCTTCAAATTCCTTTTTCTCTTTGCGGCGCTTCTTCGACTCCGGGCTCTGGAAATAACACCGGCCGCGTTTCGCCATGTCTTGGGAGTTCTGCTTTGGCGTTCCCTTAATCAAATGCTTCGGATTCCAGCAGGCGCGCACGTCGCAGGTGTGCCGCACTACCATTCCCTGGGGTATCTTCCCTTTGAAGTGGAAGTAGGAAAGCTGGTGAACCGGATAGAACCTTCCCCAAATCTTGATGACTCCATATCCCGTCGAAGCGATCATCCCCGGCCACAGCCAGCATCCGTCGTCGTTCTTCTTGGGCTGTGAATTAAGCATGATTTCGATGGCTTCCCAACGGTGTTTCTCGTAGGTTTTCCGCGTTCCGCTACTTTTTTTCACAGATGAATCCAGAGCTTTCTGGGTCATTTCCCGTTCTTTTTCTGTGAGTTGGCGTTTCATCCTACTTTTCCTCGCGCCCACTACGACTACTAGGGGTTAAGAGCATTCATCACTTGGGCCGAAAATCGCCTGTTGAAATCTTTGCCAAGCGGGGCTGCCAAGTCCGGAGGAACCCAGCAACCCCACTTTCTGATTCGCGTGTACGGTGACTTCTTTCTGTAAAGTGCCTGATTGGATTAGGCCGGGATAAAAAGTCATGCCTTGGTCCTCATCTGCTGCTCGTAACGGCTTAAAACTCGGTCTACATCGAATTCTTGACTGGCTTCGGGACGGGTTCGCTCTTGCATCACAATGTCGGGCGTGAGCGGCTGGCGTTTTATCTCTTTTCCCCGGCGCATGGTTCGCAAGCAATATTCAAACTCGGCGCCACAGTTGAGACAGACCACATAGGAGTTGAACTTTCTCCCGAATACCCGGCTTGTTTCCCTATGAGTGCAGCCCAAGAACCAGTCTAGGAGTCGCATCGCACGGCTCCTCTGGCGTTCTCAAACTCGTAAAACTCTTCGGTGGCTTGGGATTCTTGCTCGAAGAGTTCTGACAAACGATTGACGCTCGAATTTAAGGTTTCTATGGCGGCGATCAAACGTAAGGCGGTGGATTCGGTCATCACAGTTCCTTCAGCGACAGTTGCCCAGCGTTATCAACCAGCAATCCCTGTTTCAGAAGTATTCCTATGACATTCTTGGTGCAGTTGCTGTAGTCCATTCGCATCGCGGAGGCGAGCTGTGTGCGCTTCAGGCTTCCTTGGGTAAGGAATATGTCTACGGCTTCGCGGAGCCGGGGGGCGAGGCGCTGCTTCACCGCATCCCATTTAGCGTTCCCACCAATTGCGCCAATTTCGCCTCCGTCAATGGCGTCCATCTCGCCGAAGAGGAGCTTGAAAGCGCTGTATACCGGAGTGAGCTGTTTACGTAGTTCGGCCACAGCCTTTGCGTTGGTGCGCTTGAGCGTGACGATTTCGCCGTGCGCAATTATCAACTGCTGCTTCAGATCGTAGATTTCTTGGCGCAGCGCATCGGAATCGTCAACGTACTCTTCCGGGCCGGCGTTAAGCAGATGTTGCGGCATTGGTTGTCTCCGTCGCGTGAACTGGCAAAGCTGCCTTGAACGCCGAGGACATCACGCGCTCAAGAATCGCGGGAATCCCTACGCGCTCTAATCCGCGAAAGTGGGCGAGGGCGGAACGAATCGCAGCGAGATTCTGGCGAGCATCGGTGAAGCGGTCGCAGGGAATGCAGTTGTCGTGCTTCTCTACGTTCTCGCCAAGAACCCAAGCGCGCGCTTTTTTCCGATAGTCCTGGAGCTTGTGATACATGGCAATGTCGCCCCCGGAGCCGTTCTCGATGGCGTCGGGGTGATGAGGCTGAATCAGCCTGCGGAATGCGACGTCAATATCGCTTAGGCTTGGGGCTGGATTATCGAGCTTCAGCCCGGTCTGCCATGAGAAGTCCTCGGTCGGCTTGAGCGAGAACCACACAGCTACGCCCGGGTCAAGCCGCTCTTTCGCGTCGTAGTTCTTCGAGATGAGAACCGAGCTAACGCCCATGCGAGATAGTTCTTTTTCAACCAAGTCGCGATAGAAGGAATACGGCTTCTTCCAACTGGCTTGAGTCTTGCGTTCCCCAATCAGCGTGCGCGACCAACCCTCCGGCCACTTCAGCGGAGCTGTTTCTTTAATTTCCATTTCCCCCTCCTAAATTTTTCATTCGGTCATCGCCTCCTGCCCGGTAGCCACAGAAGAGACATACAATCTCTTTCCGCTCTGCAAATTCTTGAGCAATGCCACAATGCACTCGTTGCAGTTGGTGATGGGGCTCAGTTCGTAATCTAAAAATTCAGCTACATCTTCGGGCGAGCTTTGGGCTATGTAGGTGGGATTCACTACCACTTTGCCGCACAAAGCACGGACGCTGGATTCGATCTTGATGGGCTCCGGGCTGATCAAGAAATGGGACTTCATGCTGGCCTCTTCGTCCATTGCAGTTTTCCGGTGATGTGCTCGTGACAATCTTTGCGGATGAATATCACGCGATCTAAAACGTCGCTGCGCGTTCCGTGGTCGGTTTCGTGATGCATCTCGCCCTTTTCAAAAGTTACGGGCCGCCGGCAGCCGCACTCGCAGATTCCGCCGGAACGTTCAAAGGCCTGAAGCCGCAGTTCCGCCGTACCCTCGGCATCGAGTCGCACTTTGCCTTTGTGCCACACCCGATTCGCCTTGCGCTTGTAGCGGATGCGTTTCTTGCGCGGGATGAGTTGAATCCAGGTCATTCGCGTTCCAGGGTGTAGAGATACAGCCCAGCTCCCATTGCTTTGGTCTTGATCTTGTGGCCGAAGTCGTGACGCAGCTCCCAGATGCGTGCGCCGAAGCGGAGGCAGATTTCGTTCAGCTCGGTATTCAGCTTTGCGCCGGATTCGAGAGCTTTCAGAATCTTCGAGCGCTGTTCTTCGCGGTCGGCTTCGGCTTCAAAGTGCAGGCTGGCTTGCGCTGGCGGACACAAGACCTTGAGTGCCTGTTCAAATTGATTGGCGGTGATGCCATCAATCTGCTTCAGGTACTTCACCGTGGAAGCGAGTACGGATTGGGCCTGCTGCTCAGTCATTCTCTTTCCCGGTCATGGCACAAGCAGGGACAGCCCTCTGTTCGGCATTTGGGGTGACGGTTTGTGATGCACTGCTCACTTATTTTTTCCGACTCCCTTTTCCAACTTGAGGGATAGAGAACTTCTTTGCCCAGGATTCGGCCCAAATGCGATTCACCCGAAAAGTTCTTTTTGTCCGCTCTTGATCTGGTTCGCGAGATTGATGACAACCTTCTCCTGCTTGTCTATCTCGGTTTGTAAATCCTTCATGGCGTCTTTCTTGGATTCCTTCATCATCACCAAATCGCCAATCGCGCGTGCCAGCTTCTTGCCCAGCACAGCAGTCTCTTTCTCGGTCAGGCGAATTTCTTGCGGGTCTTGAATTTCACTCATGCGGCGTTTCCTCTCCAGCTAGCAACTGGCTTTGGGTGACAAGGGCAAGGACAAGACACCTTGAAGCAGTACTTGTGCTGCGCATCCTTGCAAGGGGCAGAGAGCTTCCCGAAACTTGGCGAGATGAATCCGGCCCCGTGTATCTGGTCAATCTTTCCTAAGTGCAGCGGCAGAGCGGCTCGATGTTTGCGCATCATCAGTCACCCGCCTGGGCTTGCTCGATGGATTTTTCGAGTTGCGATTCGAGCAAAGTTTTCTCTGGAGCTTTCTTGATGAACTGCTCGACTCCCCGTGAACGGTCAAAGTCGCGCGTGATGGGTGCCATCTCTTTCCGGCAGAGTTCCACCAGTGCCTTGATGTCCTTCTCTGCCGCTACCTTCTCGCTGCGGTAGCGCTCCTCGAAACGCATCAGAATCAATACGCAGTTCTGAATGCGATCCATTGGGAACTGTTCAAAGCGGGTGCGTGATATGACTCCGGTGATGGCCTCTCCGAGAATCAGGCGGAAGCGCTTCTCATCCGCAGTCATGCCGGCGGATAGCTTCAGCACCGTGGCATCCCACTCTTCAAGGAGCGCCGTGCGCTCTCTCTGGTCTTTGTAGTAAGACGAGTCGCCATTGGGAATGAGCGCTTCGCTGGTGTCATTGGGCAGCACAGGGCTGGTGATCTGCGCCAGGTTTTTGAAGTGCGCCAGGAATTTATTGAATACTGGCTTGTATGCGCCCTTCTTGTACTGGCCAATGTCATCCCAGACAAACTCTTGCCCGTTCAGAACGCGGGAGCGGTCTTTGAGGATGACGCAGCGATACTGCATCCCGCCGAGCTTGCCGCCTTTGGCCTTCTTGCGCTCGTGGTACATCTCACAGGTCAAGTGCGGTTCATAGCCGAACGATTCCGATCCGCCGGCCTTCATCTTGGTATCGCCCTTGATGAGTTCCTTCTTGCCGTCCTCGGCTTCTTCGTAGAAGTACTCCCAGGTCAAACGCCCAGAGGCGAAGGCCATCAGCGGAGAGTTGAGGAAGTCGCGTGTCCACTCGTTCCACAGTGGGCGTATCTGATTGAACTTGTGGAAGGGAACCCGCCCCGTGGAATCAGCGAAGCGCAGCAATAGTTCTGACCAGGGATGCGTGATGGAATCCACCACGAAGCCGCAGGCATTCGCGCCCACTGCCTCCTTGAGAGCTTCATGCATTCCCAGGAATGAGCGGGTGTTCCGGATAATCAGAGGAACTCCCTCAGCATCAAAAATCGGCTTCAGGAATTGCCAGCCGGGTTCGGTGTCCGCCACATAGACAGCGCGGCGGTTGTAGAGTTCGGCGGCGGCGCCGAGCACTATCAGGCCGATTGTGGTGGACTTGCCGGTTCCGGTTCCGCCCTGCACCCCCACTTTCGGATAACTAGATAATTCAGGTGAATTGTTGTAGGCTGGTTGTGACATTTCAGTTTCTCTCTCTTCTGGGGCGTTCTCAGCGCCCCTTTATTTTTGTTACTTGACCCACTTGAAATAGACCGCGATCAAAAGCGCCCAGAAGGGCAAAGAGCAAATCGCTCCAAAGAAAATCCCGCCCAGCGGAGTCAATTGAATATCGTGTTTCACGAGTGCCTCCAGCCGCTTCTCTCCGCGTCATAGACCGGGTCGGAGTAGTGCTCTTCATAGGTAATGTAGGGCTCGTTCTGCTCGTCATCTTCGGGAGGAATTTCCTGCGGGCCAGATTGCGAGGTGCAAATGCCTAAAGTGTCCTCACTGGCCGTTGGTAAATCAGTGGCCGAAAGGTTGCCAGCATCGGTTGTTCCACTGAACTCCGTTCGCGCAACGGACGCCGCAGAAAGTTTTTGAACCTTGATTGCGTTGTCTACAAATCGTTTGGTGAATTCGGTCAGATCGTCTATCGAAGTCCCGGTGAATACTTGGTCTGAGTTCATTTCCCCTCCGCTTACTCTTTGCCTTTGGTCTTGATGAAGTGCTCAATACGCTCTGCGGCTACCTTGGCGCGTTCGGGCGGTGTCTTGGCGGCGAGATAGGCTTTCTCAAATCTCTCTGGCCATCCGACGAACCCATGAAGGCTCTCTATGAGGAAAAGTCTGTCGGCCTGCGCTGTTGTAAGACCTAGGAGTTCCGAGGCGCATTCCTCTGGCCCAATAAATTCGCCAATAAATTCGCTGTTGTACCAGCCTTGCCAATCAATAACTCGCTGGCCCTTGCGAACCTTGGTGGGAATCTTGAAGCCGAGTCCCTTCTCGCCCACAATGCAGGCGTTCCCCGCAATGCAGGCAACGCTTCCGCACGGAGCATGGGCGCTGCCTTTCCCCCAGTCCCTCATGTTGAAACGGAGCGGTTCGGCCAGAATGTAGCGCTTCACTTCTCGCAACAATTTCACGTTCATTTCGTCACCCCGGCTTGCTTAAGAGCCGCTTGCGCCTGCTCTAACTGTTTGCGTGAGATTCTGGCCGTGCGCGTGTCCGACGAAAGCACCGTTTCGACAATTGAGGCGAGGGCTTCTAAGAGAGCGGGAGCGGAGGCGATGAGGGCTGCGTCCGCGTCAAGGTTGCTGTCGGCTAACGTGAGATGGCCTCGTCCATGCTTGAGCGGCATATTTACGCCAGCGAAGCAAGAACCGTTCGCATCCGAAAGATGCCTGAGGGTTCGCGCGTTCTCCCAATGCCACGGCCCCGGAGTTGAGCGTGCTAAGGCGGTCTGGGATGAGCAAGTTTTGGTAGCCATCGCGTTTTCCCTTTCACGCGATGCCCTTGCTACAATGGAACGGTCGCATCCGCCGGAGAGATGGCCGAGTGGCTGAAGGCGGCGGTTTGCTAAACCGTTCTCTTATCGCGGAACCGACAATGCAACGGTTCCATTGGGCATCGCTAAATACTAAAATCTAGGCCGCGCGGAGTCCTTCTGCATCAGCGAGGCGCCGGAGCGCAACCCTGACCAGGTCCGCGAAATTGTTGATCCCCAGCTTCTCTTCCAACTTCGCCAGCAATACGTCATCCTGGTTGGTTGGCTTGAAGCCGTAAAACTTAGGTCGCTTGGTCTTTTTGTTTGCCATTGCGTGTATAAATCTAGTTTAACACGATTTCTTTGTCAAGAACTAAATTTGCCCTATTTTCAGCAACTTACCCCACATCCTTCTTTTCCACAGGCCGCCAGTAGGGGTCTATCTTCATCCGCACTGGCCTTAACCTCGACCCCGGAGCTTCCAGCGCTTTCACCGCATCTGTCATGGCCTGTTGCCGCACATGGGAGTAGTGCATCATGCTCTGGCGGCTGATGTGGCCAGCTATTGCGCGCGCCGTCTCTTCGCTCACATCGGGATTCTCAAGCAATTTTGTGATCGCCAAATGTCTGAGGTCATAAAGTCGCAACTTCTTCAGGCCTGCCGCCTCGCGCAACGAATTCCACGCGCATCTCCAAGAGAACATCGGTTTTTGAAAGTCATACCCTGAGCCCATGCCATTTCTTCTGAGATGAGGCAGAAGATAATCGTCTCCGCTCAACTCCTGCTTCTGGCGCTTGGCGATCTTGTCGGCTCTTTCCAGCAACCTGCAAACCATCTTGAAAGCCCGGTCATTCAAGGGGATTTTGCGCACCCGAAACTCATTCTTCGTGCCTTCACGGATGTACAAAAGCTTCTTGTTCAAATCCACGTCACCGATTCGCAAGTGTCGAATCTCTCCCGGCCCGGCTGTGGTATTCGCTGTAAGTGAACTCGCCCAGTACGCTACCTTCCATCTGGGCTTTTTGCTGGCGATCAAAAACAGGCGGTCTTCATCTTCCGGTGAGATTGCCTTTCCTGGTTTCGGCCTTGAAATGGGAAGCGTCTCATAGTGGGCTTCGATGGCAGCCCATAGCCCGGCGCGTTTAAGAATCTGCTGCATCGCGCCCAGTTCGTGATTGACTCGCAACGACCCGGCTTTTTCGCTGCGCTGCTTTTGATATTCCCGAATGTGGACGATGTGGATTTCCTCTAACGTCAGCGAGCCGAAGAAGGGAACCAGGGCTGATAAATATTGCTTGTAATCGTGTGCTGTGCGGGGAGAGATGTACCTGATTCGCGACTCCAACCAAACCGCTGAGGCTTGCTCGAAACGCTCTGAAGAAAACTCTGAAGACTGCATGAGTACCATCCGGCTCAGGTCACAGGCTGGGCATTCAAGGTGCCCTAGCGTGTGCTGAAGCCGAGAAATATATTCGCCGGATGTTCGCCTGTCAATAGAATTGTTATGCACATCATTTGGTGCATTATCTTTGGGCAAAGTGATGTGGAATGAGAGAGTTGAGCTTTTCATGCTGGGTCTTTCTGTGGATTTCCTGCGAGGGGAGGAAATCAATTTGCTAAGACGTAGGTGGCGTGGGCGAGAAACTAATCCCAGATGGGGGGCTTGTCAACGCCTAAGATTCAGGGGTGCAATTCAACCGGTGGGCTCTTCGGCTTGGGTTTGGGGTCTGGTTCGGCATCGCGCCAGGCGTTGATTTTCAGCAGATGGGTCTCGGTATAGAAGCGATTTGTGAAGCGATCGCGCGGAGGGATGGGAAATCCGGCATGCAATTCCCAATTACGCAGCGTCTCAGCCGTCACGCCGAGCAGCTTAGCAGCCTTACCAATGGTGTACCTGTTCTCCATGAAAGGTGCAACTTACTTATAACATAACCTATAGCTTTCCCATAGGTTTTCTAGGGTCGTAATAGCCAAATGCTGATTTCCCTTTCCTATGCCATAAGAAGTGTCATCTGATGGGATTGCACAGTACCAGCTTCGCCGCCTGACTGCGGTTGACCATTGCCTACCTTTCGTGTCTTCAAACACGGCCAGAATCCTCAGAGTGACCCGCCTCATAACTACGTTTCCCGCTCCCGCAAACAACGGCTCATCGCACGCGGCGCTAAAGAACTGCGCGACGGCTCGATACAACTTCCTCTCTCCCTCGAGCCAGCCCTGAAGCCTCCCATGCCCCGGCGCTCCTACTCTGACGGAGTGAGCAATGGCGAGTGGGAGGTTCACGGCTCCGGGGTAGGAGACTATCGGATTCCTGTGCTGCAATTTGACGCGGTACGGGGCTACGTTCCCCGCTGAATGCCTGACAAGAAAACCTTAACTCTTCCACAGATGCTCCGGAAGTATCTGCGCGTGCAGGCGGCCATCAGCTCGCTCTACGAAATCTCCGATGAACTCTACAAGGAAATCGCGCTGCAAGTAGAGATAGGGGACAAGGTGCAGATCGGCAAGAAGAAGAAAATCCTGGTGATAGACGGCTTCGACGGAAAAGCCTCGACCTATCGCCCCAAGCGCTTCGACAAATTCAATTTCAAAGTCTTAGAAAGTTCGGGCGCGGCTCTCACTTAAAACTGAGGAGAGTTTCGCCAGAGCCGGGGATGGCTACCCAGCCGTCCTCGTTAAATTCTGTGAAAAATCAAGAGCAAGCGGCCTACGAATCGTATCAGCGATTCTGCGCCCAGCTTCGCCAAGAACCCCTGCCTTTTACCGAGTGGATTCAAAAGACCTCTTCGTTACCTCAATCAGAACTCTCTAAGGAGAAAAGCAATGCGTAAGTATGTAGCAGTCCTGTTCCTGGTTCTTAGCTTCAGCTTCAGCTCGTTCGCCGCGCCCATTCCCCAGTCGGCCAAGAAGCACTCCAGCTTCAAAATGGCCAAAGTCCTGGTCGCTCCCGTGGTCCATCCCAAGCGGACAGTGAAGCAAATCTTGGGCTCACTTCTCTTTGCCTCCGAACCGGCGGTAGATGTCGCTCACATCAGCTTCAACGCCTTCGATGCCGCCTTTGCCTCGAACATCAAGCCTTACGAACCGATTCATTATCTGGCGATTGGCGCAGGGAAACTGGATGCGGGTTGGGAAAAGGCAGAGCTGTTCTTCTTCGGCTCCAGTAACTAGCTCCATGTGCGCGGGAGAAACGAGCATGAGCGCAAGGCTGACTTCGGCCAATGCCACACGCTCAACCCGCGCATCATTCAAGACGTTCACGAGCTGGTCAACTGGCACCGCGGGAAAGTAGGACTGCCAGAGTGGGACTTCGACAAGTCTCCGAGCGAGCAGTGGTGGAAGAAATTTCCCCCATTCGGCGAGATGGTAGCCAAACGCTTGGCTCAGATCCGCAAGCACACCTTCGGCGGCTATCAGTTTGAGCACTTGTGGAAGCTCACTCAGGCATTCATCAAGCAGCGGAATAAGGATTTCACAATTCCTCGTACCGTGAAGAGTGGAAGCATTATCAAAAGAGGAACTTCGAGCGCTTCTGACGCAAGCGCGCGCAGTCCGCGAGCGTGATTGGTTGATGATCCTGGTGGCCTACTGGCACGGGCTAAGAGCTTCGGAAGTGGTTGCAATCAAACGGATTGACGTGCAAGACGGATTCCTCACAGTGCAGCGGCTCAAAGGCAGCATGAAGACCACCCAAGCCCTCGTGCGTTCGAGCGATCCGCTACTCGATGAAGCCACAGGCTTTGAAAAGGCATTGATTGGACTGCATAATCAAAGCCGCGTCTTCCCACTCACCCGCGAGAGATTCTGGCAGATCGTGCAGCAGCATGGCAAAGCGGCCGGCATTCCCAAACATCTCCGTCATCCCCATGTTTGCAAACACTCTATCGCGATGCAAACAATCGAGAAAGCCGGGATTCATAACGTGCGCCAGAGGTTAGGACACCGCTCGATCGCAAGCACGGGAGAGTACCTTAAAACCAGCGATTTAGAGGCCAGTAAAGCGATAGAGAAAGCCGCCGAGTAGAAGACCGAATCGCGCTCGCAACTTGAATTTGGCGAACTTTTCAAGATGGCACACGGAGGAGCACGAAAGGGAGCAGGCAGGAGACGTACACGGTTAAGCAAAGAACTGATTGCAAAGGACTTTTCTATGCGAGTCCTAAAGCGCATTGGAGAGCTAAACCTGAATGACTTGCCGGCCAAACAGACGATCAAGGATGCCGAGGACTACGCTCTTCACTTGCTGGCGGCTCCTGACATCCGGCACCGCGGAGAAACCTTTCGCGATCTGCTTAACCGGAGCTTTGGGCGTGCGCCGGTTGCGGTGATTGGATTTGATGGAGACAAGCCAAGCGGAGACCTCGCTGATCGGCGCGCTCGCGTGCAAGAGATTCTCGCCAGCTTCGATAGCGGAGCTGAGTGATGCGGACTTTGAAGCCTTTGAAGAGCAGCTCTACACGGAGCTTGACCTGTGGTGTTCGAGAGATGCTCTTTACTGGGGACAGAATTGGACGTTCACCGAAAATCCCAAGTGGAAAGACCAGGGTTTAGAGTGGCGCTCGAAGTTCCCCAAGAAGAGCTACTTCGTTCCGCTATTTCAGGCTTTCGGAACATACAAGCGGCTGTTCATTCCAAAGACGCGCGAGATGATGACTTCTTGGTGCGCAATGCTATGGGCTGCCCATCAAGCGCAGTGGCACAAAGCAGAGGTCATCGTACAGACCGACGCGGAGGACAAGGCGAAAGAGCTTGTCGGTTACGCGGCCTGCCTCTACAGAAATCAGCCAGACTGGTTACGGGCGAAGCATCCGCTGGCCAATTCATCGCTTACGGAGTTGAGATACCAGTCGGGCGGCAGGGTATTTGGCATTCCCAAGGGCGAGCACAAGATCCGCATGCACCATCCCACGATCTACATCATGGATGAAGCCAGCTTTCTTCCTGAAGCGCAGCAGTGCTTCGATGCGGCTGAGCCGGTGGCTGGCCAGATCATCGCTATCAGTTCGGCGGGGCCGGGCTGGTTCGGAGACCAGTGTTCGCGGTAGAGCCCCCCGTACCGGCAGTTGAAGCGACTTTGCTCATGCTGGGAATGCTTGAGTTGCAGCCAACAGACCGGTTACTTGAAATAGGCACGGGGACAGGTTCACAGACCTCGGTTTGGCAAGATCACTGCGCTGAGGTGCACAGCATAGAACTCTCGCGGGAATACAAAATCTCGGATGCCTTGGGACCGCATGTCTATCTCAGTTACGGAGATGGCGCCAAAGGGCTTCCCGATGTGGCGCCATTCGACGCGATTGTAGCCACTTGCGGAGTTCCAGAGATTCCCCAGGCTTGGGCGGAGCAATTGAAAGAAGGCGGCCGGATCGTCGCTCCCACCGGCACGGCTGAATGCCAGAAGCTCACTCGCTACCGGAAAGTTGATGGCACGGTGCGCCCAGAAAGAATCGGAGCATACGTTCGTTTTGTCATGATGGAAAAGGAGAAATAGGGATGTCAACCAGCTCAGTGTTTCGGGTAACTTATCACTTTGAGAAGAACGGTAAGCGCTGCTCAGATACCTTCCAGGACAACGTTCTGGCCGCGAGCAGTGGCTTTGATGCGCTTACCGCGGTACTAACCAACAACGGCAAGACCAATAACGGCATTGGCTCCTGCGTGATCGAGTCGGTAGGCCACGTTTCCGCGGCCAGCAATTTTCTCAGCTAAGTGGCCATCATCTACCACGTCGAGCACGGCGACACCAAGTACGACATGCAAGACCGTGCGCAGGGACTCATCAACGAAGGATTGAGTCACAAAGGCGAGATGCAAGCCCGCTCAGCAGGGCGAGCACTCGCCGACTTAGGGATTGATTGCGTTTACTGCTCTCCGCTCAAAAGAACCAGGCAGACCGCGGAGATTGTGGCCAAAGCGCTCAAAGCTAAAGTCATTGTCAGGCCGAATCTCGCCCCGCTCGATATTGGCTCTTTGGCTGGTAAGAAGAACTCCACAGTCAAACCGTATCTTGAGTTCTTCTATAGACGCCCAACGTTGGCTTTTCCCAAGGGTGAGTCCATTGGGCCGTGGGCAGAGAAGATCAAGAAAGAATGGCTGCACCAGTTCAAGGACGACGATCCGGTTATTGCGGTCGTCTCTCATGCGCGCGATATGCAGCTAATCCATCATTGGGCGAAGAACGGCTTCGACGCTGAGCTTGGAGACGTAAAGTTCGATGAGCCCCGCGGAGCGCAGATCACGAAATTGGTCAGGAACGGTAACTCAATCTCAATCAGGAAGGTGCAGTGATGTTCAAAGGCAGAGACGTTAACAAGGGAAGGCATTTCCAAGGTAGCAATCCTGCTCCGGGTTCAGGAATTAAGCCCACCAAAAAGGCTGTGTCGCCGGAGCCAAAGGGCAATCGTCCGATCACCGGCGCGGCTTCGCAGATGTCGCCTGGTGGAAGTTCGGCATACAGCGATTCGTCCTCGCAGGCGCAGCAGATGGCTTCGCGCTCGCCAATGCCATTCCAGAGCTCTCAAGGCCCGGCAATGGCGCCGACAGCCTCCGGCCGCGATTCAGGCGGAGGGATATTCAACCCAGTGCAAAAGCCCAAGAGCGGCATCAGCAGCAAAGTCGCTCCCAAGCTCAACAGTCCTGCTCCGGTCGGACATCCATCGCTCAGCTCTCCCGGCGCCGGAAAGACCACCAAGAAGGTAGCTGGCTATCCCCGTTTCTACGGAAAATAGCTCCCACACTGGTATCCAAGAGTGGGATAACGAGAACGGGATTCATATCTTCCGGCTGCACTACTCAGCCGACGAAGATAAGAACCAAGGCGAGAAGGTATTTCTACCGCAGGAGAGTGTATGGCTTTCGCCGTGGGCCAAGGCGCAATATGACGGCTTCACCAACAAGCGGTCGTTCTTCCAGGAGATTGAGATTGATTTCTCGGCCAAGTCAGGAGCGCTTCTCTACCAGCTTGAAGACTCAGCCACGCTCGAACCGCTTTCCGCTTTACCAAAAGAAGGCACAGATTACTACTTCCTTGATCCTCATCCTCGCGTTCCTCACGCTCATCTCTGGATACGAGTCGACAAATGGGGAGATGCTTGGGCCTTCCGCGAACTCTGGCCTTCAAAAATCTACGGAAAATCAGGCAGCACGCCGGATGATGACAACCGTTATCGCATTCGTGATTACATCGAGACCATCAAGTATCTGGAATCGGCGCAGTGCGAAAAGAACCACGGCAAGGACCTTGAAATCTACAAGCGCGTGATCGACTACGCGGCGCGCGGCTTTGTCCCCACCACAGATGACGTTGACCAGCGTTCCATCCAACAGCGCTACGAAGAAGTCTCGGCAGAGATTGGCTATGGCATGACTTTTGACGACGCCATAAAAGACGTTGAAGCCGGCATTGAAGCCGTGAACGAGTGGCTAAAGCCTCGTTTAGTCGAGCAGTTGGATGGAACCTTCAAAGGCAAATCCCGGTTACACATCATCGAGAGCGAGTGCCCGGAGCTGATCTGGGAGCTGCGCAACAACCGCTTTGAAACCCTCACTCCGGTAATGGCCGATAAACGCGACCCCTCTCCTAAGCCGATTGCCAAGCGCAACCATCTGACCGACCTCTTGAAATACGCCTGCCTGTGCGGTTTGGAATTCGTTCCGCCAGTGCGCAAATCTCAGCACCCTTGGAAGCCGCTGTTTAACGGAGTGGCCTACTGATGGCGGATAAACCTCCCATTAAGGTCGACCTAGCAGACGTTCTCGACCGGCGCAACGAGTCACGGCGTTACATGCAGATCAACTATTGGGACGAGTGGGAAGAGGTCTACCGCTCCTCGAAGTGCTTGACCAAAAAGATCATGGTCACGGCTAAAGACGGCTCACAGATCGAGGACACCACGCGCACCAACGTGTGCATGCCAGAGACTTCGCTTATCAAGCGCAGAAAAACCGCGCGGCTTACCGCCAATCCTCCGCAGATCAATTACTCGTCTGACTCAAGCCCCGAAATATCCGACAAACTTACCGCATGGGCCTTCCAGCAATTTGACCGCTCCGGCGAAGTTCAGCAGCACCGCAAACTCGTGCAATCTGGCGTTACCTTCGGCTTCTCAGTGAGCAAACTGTACTGGGATGTTCTAACCGTAAACCGGAAGTTCACCCGCTCATTCGTGCAGCGCGGCGAGACTGCCCCTTACCGCGATCGGGCTTCAGTCATGAAGCTGATGGGAGCAACGCCGGATGAGATTCAAGGCTCGCTTGGCGAAAACGGAACCGAACTCAACGACCAAGAATTGAGCCAAGCCATCGCGCGATTCGGGAACACTGTACAAGTCCCCCAGGAACTCACGAAGTATGAAGGCCCGTGCGCGAAGTGGATATTCATCGGCGACTTCTTCATGGAACCCGGCGCACCAACCCTTAACGAATCTGGATGGGCGGTAGAGAACTACTGGGAGACCGACCTGTGGCTGAAAAAGATGGCGCAGCGGACTTACATTGACCCGGAATCCGGCGCCGAAGTCCCAATATTCGACAAGAAGGCAGTCGCAGACTTGTTCGATATGGGAAGCTGGAACCCCAATCAAGGCACGCAGCAGCCATATGATCTGCGTACCCGCTTTCGTACCTCTGTGCTCGGCCAGCAAGTCCCACTATTCCCGGTAAAGCTCATTCCCGGAAAGCGCTTCGACATCCTTGAGCATCACGCCCGCGATGAAGATGGGCAGATGTGGATCACCTGGATAGGCAATGAGAAGTTCGTTCTGGGTTCGATGCCTTATCCCTGGGACCTTTATGGGAAATACGTCTACACCGAATTCGTTCCGCTATTTGATGAGCTTTCAGCTTACGGTGATTCGACACCACGGCTGCTGCGATTCCTTCAGTCCTTACACAATGCCACAGTAGGTGCGCGCAAGGACTTGGTGGGAAACATCCTGCGCCCAATGGTTCTAAGGAAAGCGCTAGCTGACATACCTGATGAGCTTACGGACCGCAAACTATTTAAAGAGATTGTGGTCAAGGACCTCGATTCTTTCCGTCTGCTTTTCGAGAACATGTCTCCTATTTCAGCGGCTATTCAGGGGGCTGGGGAAGAGGAAGCGCAGATCATGCGCATGATGGCCCTAGCAGAGCCAAATCTGACCAACGTCGAGACCGGCACAGACTCCAATCCGCAAGCAGGAAAGACAGCGACTACAGCGGTGCTTGCCGCAAAGTCTGCCGACGCCCTCACGCAATTCGAGCTCGACTCGCTCAACTGGTATCTGAAAGAGCAGGGGGAAAAGAAGCTCTGGATGCTGCAACAGCAAGAAGCCGACGAGCCTTATCAGATCGGGCAAAAGTACGTCAACAAAGTCGAGGCGCTTTCAAACCGTTACGGCAAGACCGCAAGGGTGACGTTAGACCAACTAGAAATCCAGGACGAGTTCGAGGTAGAGCCCGCTGCCATGTCAATGCTCTCCGTAGACGATGACATCCGCCGGCAGTCCGCTTTACAGATGATGCAGGCAGCCTCGCAACAGCCTGGAGTCTGGGACCCGCATTATGTAGCGCGTTTCTTTGCTAGCACGATCCGCGGAGTCGATCCGGACAAAGCTGTGCCACCGCCGCAACCTCCTCCTAATCCTCCGCCTAAAGTCTCGATGACAATTGCGGCCAAGTGGCCAGAGTTACCCGCCGATGTGCAGGAACAGATCCTTACGGCCGGCGGTGTGCAGATGACGCCGGAGATTTCAGAAGAGCTTGGCCACGATGACACTCTGCGCGGAATCGTGAAACTCGATCAAGCCGGAACAGCTGCCGATAACTTACTCTCGACCGCGCCCAGTGAGCAGCCAAAAGACACTGAGCCAGAAACCAATCTCAGCCGACAAGCGTGAACCTCACAACTCAGCAAGCCTTGGCGCTGCACGAAGCGCTGAAGGACGTTTCCTTTCGCGAGGCGATCGAAATCTTCTTCGCCGTGCAAGCTGACTACGCTACACAAAAGTGTCAGGAATCGATGGCGAGCGTTCCCCAGAATAAAGAGCTGGCTACTCGCAACGCCTGTATCGCGTTCGCCTATCAGGACGCCTTCAAAGAGCTTGAAGAATTCTCCCGAGAGGCCATGAAACACAGTGGCTAGAACCAAATCTCTGGCGCTTACCAGCACCTTCCAGGACATCGTTGTGCTGACCGTGTGCAAGACCGTGATGGTCAAAGAAGATGAGTCGGTAGCGGGTTATCCCACGGTGAACATTCAATATCGCGGTTCGGCAAGCGATGACACGGAAGAACTGACTGCGGGGAAACCCAAATACATAGGCAACACGAACGGGAAACCCTTTCAGGTGGGAGACGTTGCCGGGCAAGTTGCCTGCAAGACGGGAAGCACTACCGGCGTGCAGTACGAAGAATGAAACTCCTCGTCTCATCGGACATCGCAGACCGGCTCAAGGGAGAGGGCTTTAAGCTATCTCCAGCTGACCTCGTCCACGAAGTAGAGGATTCGGTCTATCAGTACGCCTTCAGCCATTGGAAGCATTTGGGCAGAGAAAAAGCTCACACCGAAGCGGCGATCTACTGCCTCACCCATCCTAACCACCGCAAAGTGATACGCGAAGGCGATACCGGGCCGCTGGTGCGAAGAGATTACTGGACGCTGGGATGGCGAGTTCTGGTAATCATCCTTTTGCTGTTCGCGTGTGTTCGCGCGGCGCACTGCCAGAGAGACTCCCAGATATACACCATCAAAGTTCAGAACCAGGGCTCAACTCTCGGTACGTTCGCGGCGCCGTTCGTAATCAATTGCTCCAGCAACATGACCTGCTCCAAATCTGGTTCTGTATTTACGATCACTTCAAGTTCGACGGGCTCTACTAACTGGTCAGCGATAGTGGCCGGGACAGACTCCAACGCCGGAACATTCGCTGTCTCAGGAAATACCTGGGATTTTTCTTTAGCGACTCTTCTCAAAGCCCGCTTCTCGGCGGGGCTTACGACTTCGACCAACGGAGATTTTGGGCAGGATTCGACCACGGGATATTGGCATTTCTGGCAGAACGGCCACGACCGCTTATTGATGGCCTCAACCAACGTAGGGAATGTCGGCCAAGCGGCTTTGAGTAACGCTGACGGAACGTTTACCTTCTCTGACCCCATCGTTTCAGGACCGGACGCGCCGGGCGTTGCTCCAACCAAGAATCCGGTTCAGATGGGAACATTCGACGGCACCAACGTGCAAAGAGCAAAGAGCGACACCAGTGGCGATCTGGATGTGGTGTTCCCCTCCGCTCAGCACGTGATTGTTGACACTGCTCCGACCACAACCGTAAGTGGGACGGTGACCGCTAATCAAGGCGGCGCGCCTTGGAGCGTATCGCAAAGCACGGCGGCCGCAGGAACGGCGGGCTGGCCGATGGTCACTGGCAATGTGGCGCAGGCGACAGCTTCGTGGACTTCAGCCACCAGCTCAAACACAGCGCTGACGCTGACCACGACCAATTACAACACCGTGCTATTGACGGAAGTTTGTACCTCGACACTGACGGGCGGCGTAATCACGTTTGAAGTCTCGGATGACAATTTCGTTAATATAACACTGCCGATATTCGGTACTCGTAACGTGAACGGCGGGAACTTTGACCTGAGTTTCACGTTCGGAGTGAATTCGAATGGCTGGCAGTTCAATGTTGCTGGTTATTCGCAATGGAGAGCGCGGCTGTCAACGGTAATCTCTGGAACCGGAACGTGTACGCTGCACGCCCAAGCTACGACGGCAGTAACGGCTTCAGGCGCGGTCGTACTTTTAAGCGCTAACCAGACGAACACGGTATCTGCTGCTGGTTCTGTCGCTAATGCGACAACGAATGCTACGGGCCAAGTAAACACTTCAGTACAGACGTCGCTCACGACCGCGGTAGTGGTGAAAGCTTCAAGCGGAAATGTTTACGGCTTTATAGCGACGAACGGCTCGACTACAACGGCTTGCTATCTGGAGTTTATGAACGTAGCTAGCTCACCGACACTAGGGACTGGAGCTGTGTTCTCAATCCCAATCCCAGTTAGTTCGAGTACTGCACCGGCAAACGTCATTGCTATGCCGACAGACTTGGCGATGTCAAATTTCTCGACCGGAATCTCGGTGGGCATGGCGACCGCCTACAACGGCAGCACGGCCTGTGGCACGGCTGGGCAAGTAACGATTTTCTACCACTAAAAACAAAGAGAGGAACGAACATGAAACTCAGATTCGCAACACTTTTGCTGGCCATCGGCGCGCTATTCGCGATGCCTGCCAGCGCGCAGTTAGCGGTCATCCAGAAAGGCCCGATCACGGCCAGCGTATCCGGCCCGGCCTCTGGAGGGCCAACCTGCAATAACTCAATAGCCCTTATGGGCGTGGGTTGTAGGTGAACACCAATTTTCTCCGAGACCCACTCGGATGCAGCCGGACCCACCGGCAAAGGAGCAACAAATGAGTGACGTAACCGCAGCAGTTGAGCAAGACGCGATCGCCGATTCCTTATTGGGTGATCCGCAAACTGAGCAGGCAGAGACAGAGCCTAATGCTGGCACCGAGGCTGTTGCTGACAATCAGGAAACGGAAACCCTACAAGAGGATACGGAACAGCAGGCCGCGGAAGAGATAGACGACGACTGGCTCCCCACGGAGCAGGAGAAGGTATTTCCCGATGACGTGCTGGTGAAGTACGCGCAGCGCTACAACCGCGATGAGCAATGGCTAGCAGACCCACTGAACCGCCAACTGCTCATGGACAAGCTCAATTCCGATATTTACCTGCGACAACAGCAGTCGCCGGAGCAGGAGGAGTTGCAGGTTGAGCAGGCTGAAGAGCTTACTCAACCACAATCCCCAACATTCGATGAACACATGGCACAGCTCAAGCAGATCGGGGAGAAATATACCGACCCCCGGATGGCCCAGGCTTTCGCCAATGAGTTTCTGACGGCCTTCGGAGTCAAGGAGCAGGCAACGCCAGAGATGGCGCAAGCCCTGACTCGGACGATGACGACCTTCGGATTGAACTTAGTGAGAACCGCTCTCTCTCAAGAACTCGCACCGCTTCTGGACAATGTTATGCCGGGATTTTCCGGCATGTATTACCAGTCAGCGCGGGCCTCGAGCTGGGACACGATCCGCAACTCTTCTCCGGCCTTTTCGGGGCTTCCCGCCTATGGCTCGAAAGAGTTCGTTGATCTGTGCACTAAATTGGACAACGAATACCCGGCTCTTACCGAGATGGGTAAAGCGTTGGAACGGGCCAACGGCGGCCAGCTTTACGGGCCTGCCGCGGACAAGTTCTATTCCACGGTGGCGAAACTCGCGGTCAAACAGAATGTTGATCCTGTGCTCTTAGCGCAAGCTGCGCAAGCAGGCGCACGCAATGCACGCCGCGGCGAAGTACGCCGCTCGGCGGGCAACCTCGGGGCCGGCAAACCTAACGGCTCGGGAGGCAATCAAGGCTCTTCCAAATTCCAGACCAATCAGGACATCTTTGGTGATGACACGATGGAAATCTGGAAGCGTGAGCACGGGAGAGTCTGAGCAGCCTTTGTCCTGAGCAATAAAAGGACAAACCAATGGCATTAAGCGTAGCACGCAGTTTCAATCAGATGGTCTCGGACACCACCCAGGTCCGCGACGTGTCTGAGCAGATGGTGTTGCTGGAGCCGGATGCGTCCCCGCTATTCGTCTTCACCAATGCCGCCAAGAGAAAACAGCCCACGATCGCACCGCGTTTTGAGTGGGTTGAGGACAACGAAGTGGCGCTGTGGGGCCAGTCCAACAACGGCACCACCGACTACACCTCGGTCGCAACCAACATCCTGGTAGCGGATGGAACCCTGTTCGGAGTTGGCGACATTTGCGCTGTACCTAAGGCGCAGTCGTCCAACGCAGCTCCGGAAGTGTTTCTCGTTACCGCCATCGCAACCAACACTTTGACCATCACCAGAGGCGTAGGTGGGTCAGGCGCGGACACTATAGCCGCGACTGGCTCCATTAAGATTCTGGCCTCGGCGTTCAGAGAAGATGACAACATCGGAGCGCAGCGCTACACCGCAAAAACGGTGCAGATCAGCTACGCCCAGATCTTCAAGACGCCGGTCAAAGTCACCCACACCGCAGCCTCTACCAAGCAGTACGGCGCGCCGCAAGGTGAGCGTAAGTATCAGCTGGTGAAGGCACTTATCCGTCACCGCTCAGAGATTGAAGCGGCCGGCTTGTGGTCACGCGCGTCAGAGAGCTTGGCATCGCCCTCTTCGCGCTGGACCACGATGGGTTGGTTGCCGCGTATCGCAACCAACAAGACGGATGCTTCAACCACCCTCACCCTCACCAATTTCAACACCTTTGGTGAGACCGCGTTCCGTTGGGGAGAAAAGCAAAAGCTGTTTCTGTGCTCGGCCAAGATATTGGCTGCGCTCAACTTCTTCTCGCAGAACAAGCTCCTGACCCGGGTCGGTGACACGGTGTTTGGGGTGAAGATCAGCCGCTTCGAGTTGGCCTTGGGAGAATTCATGCTAGCCAACGACTATCGGCTGTCAACGGCTGAAATCGGGTATCCCTCAGGCGGTAACAACTTCTACTCGCATGGCTATTCGATCGATCTTCCTTCGATCGCTTGGCGCTACTTGCAGGGCGGAGGCGACAACCTCTTAGGCGATACCAAACTATTTGAGAACGTGCTCCCGGACGGTTCCACCACCCGGACGGACGAGTACCGCACTCAGGGAGGCTGGGAGATTCGTCACGAGCGCAAACACGCTTGGCTGTTCGACGTTTCCTCTTACTCCTAAGCAACTGATGCCGGCCCTGAGAGCGATCTTGGGGCTGGCAATTTTAGAGGAGAAACCATGGCGGTAACTTTCAAGTGCACGGAATGCGGCAAAGAATTTACTCCTAACCAGGGTTGGGACTGCATGCCCGGAATCAAGCATGTGGTCGCTCCAAAGCGTTACTACATGGACGATGCTCCCACGGTCCCGGAGTGGCGCGACGGCCGGCCGTTCATCAACAAAGCTGCCTCGCGCACCCAAGTTCTGAATGTCCCTCCGGAGCGACAGATCAGAGAAGGTGAGCAAACTACGCGTATCCCTGGAGGCACAGTGGAATTCATCCGGGGAATGTTTGAGACCTCCGACCCGGAGATCCAGTTCTATCTCGACAAGAAAGACGGCCTGTGTTCAGAGGCTCGCTGGCGGGAAGTCTATCTCAACGATGACGAGAAGCAGCAGATGAGAGCTCTTGAACTATCGGCCAGAGAGCAGCGCCTTGAGCAGCGCGAGAACGAATTGCTGGCTACGGTGAAAGGGCGTAAGTGAGCATTTGCGGAAGCTGCGGCTCTGAGACCACACGGAGCCGCGTCATCTTCGGGCGAAACGAAGTTAAAGAGGAGTGCCCGAACTGTGCTCCGCAGTCATTTGAGAAGGTCGCTGACCCTTCGACGCGCAAGATATGGATCGGCCCGGAGTTCGAGCCTAACTCCTACGAGAAGCGCTATGACGCGGACGGCGTGTACTACGTTCCAAAACCGGAAGTCACGGCAGAGCGGGAGCGCAACCTTTTCGTGTGCAGCGAAGAAAAGGCCGCCTACGAAAAGAAGTTAGAGGAGAAGCGCGCGCAGCGCCGCACCCAACCGCTTGACCAGATGGAAATCGCAGCCGCACTGAGAAAGATAGACATGTACCTTCGCCCACAGATCGAAGACCCGGACACCTGTTACGACGCATGAACCACTACGACAAAGAAGTTGAGCGGATTCTGGGCTCTACCAAGATGCGCGAGGCTCTAGGCCGGGCTTTGGGGGTGGAAATAGTAAAGCCATCCGAGCCGGAAAAGACTGAACTCAGCCCTGAGCGGCCGATGGTCGCAGCCTTAGTTCCATGCTACGACCATCCCGAACCGCGGATGCAGGACGCCTTCATCAAAATGCAGTTAACCTCGCGCGACCACTGTACGCTTTTCCCTGGGCCTCCGGTCTCCTCTTCGGTGATTCACTGGTCACGAAACTGGCTGATCGCGGAGCTGATAAAGACGAAGAAGCCTTGGACGCATGTCCTGTTCATTGATGATGACATCGTGGCTCCGGCGGATGCGCTGCTTCGCTTGCTCTCGCACAAGAAAGACATTGTGGCGGCCTTATGTACTCGCCGGACTGACCCTCCCATCCCTAATATCCGGGCGTTCGATGAGAAGAGCGGCGAGTACAAAGAGCTGTGGCGATGGCCGTCGGGATTGATCGAAGTCGGAGCCGCGGGAACGGGAATGATGCTCATCTCGCGTCACGCCTTAGAGCAAGTGGCCGAGGTGTATTTCAAGTGTCTCTACGAGCGCGAGATGTACGGGATGAGCGAGGAACGAGCGCTCAGGCTGCAAGAGAAGCGCTTAGAGGCTTTTGACAAGAACGCTAACGCCTACTGGTTCCGCTTCCTTCCATGCCTCGAAGGAACCTACGAGATGGGCGAAGACGTTTCTTTCTGCCATGTCGCGAAACGCTACGCCGGTGTCCCAACCTATTGCGACACAGACGTGCAGTGCGGCCACGTTGGAGATTACGTCTATTCAATGGCCGACTTCATTCCGTACCGCGAGGAGTGCATTGCCAAAGCCAAAGCTGAGGGCAAGTATCTTTCTTCAAACAAACTAGAGGCGGAGATACAGCTTGTCGGTTAGCGACTGGTACGCGCACAACCTGAGCCACTGGTCGGATATTCAAGACCACCTCCCGCGGCTCTATGAAGCGGCAAAGGGAACCGTGGTCGAGATTGGGACCAGGGCGGGATATTCCACCAGTGCTCTACTGGCTGGTGTCGAGGCCCATAGCGGAAAGCTGACTAGCGTAGATGTCAACGAATGCCTTTCCGGACTCCATCATCCACAGTGGGAGTTCGTGCGCTGCGACAGCGTTAAGGGAGCAGAGGAACTGAGAGATAAGCTACCTCAAGAAATCGATGTGCTGTTTGTCGATGGCGACCATAGCTATGAAGGGTGTCTCTCAGACCTTGAAAACTTCGGGCCACGAGCGAAGCGCATTTTTGTTCACGACACCGATGCGGAGAATTATCCAGGAGTAAGGCAAGCTGTCACCAAATACTGTGATGACTCCAAACGGTCAGTCATATTCCACCCAAAGAGCTACGGGATGGCGGAAATCCAATGAAGATCGCAGCGTTTTACTCCGATTCGCCTTTTGCCGGATGGGTGCAGGCAGAGGGCTTTTGCGATGTCCTGAGCCGCATGGGACATGAAGTTGTCCCTATCGCAGTTCCGCCGACGAACCAGGTAACGCGAGCGCTCGCGGAAAAGGTCAACAAGCGCATTGATGACGCGGAGATGGTAATCGTATCCGGCCCTGAGCATCTGCGGAAGTGGATCAATACCTTCTACCCCGATTTCTCCAAGCTGAAGATGCCCAAAGTAGCCTGGTATCACGAGAGCTTTGAGCGGGAAGATTACACGCTGGATTACAGAAACTTTGAGGGTTTGTACGACTTCCACTTCTTTCCCGATAAGAGCGATGCCGAGAAATATAAAGGTGAATGGTTGCCGCTGGGTTGCGACACGGTGACATTTCAATACCACGAAGATTTCCCTACGCACCGCGACATCGATGTTGCTTTCATCGGACTGATGTATCCCAAGCGCGCGCGCTTCGTTCAAGAACTCACTGAGCACTTAGGGGATATAAAAATCGACTATCGCTATGCTTGCCAGTCGGAAAAGGGATTGGTCCCGGCCATCGCGGTCTATGACTTCGACGGATTGAACGTTCGCAGATCGATGGAGCTTCTTGCTGAAACTTATCGCCGAATAAAGGTCTTCGTCACCTTCCCCAGCCTGTCGAATGTACTCGTGGCTAAAGTCCTTGAGTCGCTAGCTTGCGGTTGCTCACTCGTAGCTCCGAAGCAGCCGGTTGACCTCAAGAACTACTACAGCTATGAGTCGCCGAAAGAGTGCGCGGAAGCAATCAAGAAGGTAATTGCAGAACCAATATCGGGAGTGAGCGAGGTGTACGAAAAGCACCGCATGGAGCTTCGCTTTGAACAAATCTTTCAGAAGGCAGGCGTATGTCTAACATCCTCGTAACCGGAGCGGGAGGGTTCATCGGGCATCACTTGGTCAGACACTTAGAAGCACTTGGGCATTCGGTGATCGGAGCTGATGTTAAACCACCAGAGTTCTCCGCTTCTCCAAAAAACTTTGAGACCGCAGACCTCCGTATCGCGACCGCTGCCTATCGGGTGATGCAGAAGAATCCGAAGATAGATCATGTCTACCATCTAGCGGCGGACATGGGCGGAATCGGGTGGATTACCACGCATCACGCTGAGATACTCTCAAACAGCCTTCTCATCGACTTACATGTCCTGAACGCCGCGAAAGAACTTGGAGTAAAGCGACTACTGTTTTCTTCCTCGGCCTGCGTCTATCCGGAATACAACCAGGAGACCACGGATGCGGCGCCACTCAAGGAGCATGAAGTCTACCCCGCACTTCCCGAAGCTGCTTACGGCTGGGGAAAGCTGACCACGGAAAAACTCTGCGAGCACTTCATGAAGGACTATGGGCTTGAGACCAGAGTCACCCGCTTTCATAACGTCTACGGCCCAGAAGAGACGTGGACGGGAGGCAGGGAAAAAGCTCCCGCGGCTCTGTCTAGAAAGATCGCCATCGCGAAACTGCGCGGCGAAAAAGAGATTGAGATGTGGGGCGACGGCGAACAGAGACGCTCCTTCATATATGTTTCGGATGTCGTCAAAGGACTCGTCTCACTGATGGAATCCGATTACTCCGGTCCAGTCAACATCGGGAACGATTACACGGTGAGCATCAATGAACTGGGCCAGATGCTCTCAGAAATAGCGGAATATCCCGTTACCTTCAAGCATGTTTCGGGAGCGCAAGGAGTGAGGGGAAGGAACTCCGACAACACACTCGCGAGAAAAGTCTTGCCAGAGTGGAAGCCGGAAGTTGGGCTGCGTGAAGGCTTGACCATCACTTACAAGTGGATCGAGCAGCAAGTCAACGAAGCCTATTACACAGGAACTCTGAAGGTATGTGAGGCGGTAGCCCAGTGAACCGGTCAGACATAATCGAGCTCGCCAATCAGTACACTGAGCGCAAGGGCGAGAAGATTTTAGACCTCAATCTGGTTTTCGCCTCGACCTGTATCGACATTTGCAAGCGCGGCCGGCACTGGTGGAGGAAGTGGGATGTAACTTTCAATCTCACTCAGGGAATTGTGACTTACGACTTCACCGTTCCCGCAAATTTCACTCCTAACCTGACTGATGTCGCAGTGGAAGAAATCATCGGTATCGTACTCATCCTGCAAGTAAACCCATTACAGACCGTTGACCTCACCCCGATATTCGACCGGGCAGGCATTATCGCGATGAAGCAGAACCAGACCCAGGCGCAGCCCTCACGCTACACCATCGATCCGACTACCTGGAACAAGCTTCGCATCGACCCTCCCGACAAGACTTATCCCGCTGAGATAACGTTCTGGGCGATGCCCAACCTCGGCAAAGAAACATCTTCTAATACCGTCCCCATCATTCCTCCGTGGCACCACAACATCATCGTGGAAGGCATGGAGGCGCGCATCAATAAACGGGTGTACGGATCGAATGACTCCCGCTACGTCACTGCGGCACAGAGTTACGAGGCTAGCATTGAGACCATGATGATGCGGCCGCAGTTCACGGCAAGCTATGACCGGCAGTTCGTGACTTCGGAAGACGCGGTGCGCTCGACTACAAGGATTTCTCCCTAGTGCCATTGCAGCCACTCGAAGAGCTGGAGTTTGGCGGAGTCGACTCCCGCTCGAACCCGCTCAACATGCCGCATAACCGCTTGCTGCGGTGCCTGAACTGGGTTCCCAAGCAAGCCGGATATTTGGAGCAGAGATGGGGATACAGCACCGTTTCCGTGGTGG